GTTTGAGAAGATCATCGATCCGAAGATTATGGCCGAGTCAGACGAGTCGCCCGAGATGCAGATGGCCAAACAACAGATGGAAGCAATGGCGCAGGAGCTGGAGCAGCTGCACCAGATGCTGCAAAACGTCGGCAAGTCGGTCGAGGTACAAGACTTGGATCGCAAGGCATTCGAGGCAGAAATCAAGGCGTATCAGGCCGAAACCCAGCGTCTAACCGCTATATCTGGCGCTATGAACCCCGAACAGGTGCAAGAAGTCGTCATGCAAACGCTGCGGGATGTGATGACTACCGGCGACTTGGTGATGGAGCAGCAAGGCCAACAGCTGATGGGCGACATGGGCATGCAGCAAGGAATGCCACAAGAAATGGGCGGAATGCCGCAAGAAATGCAGCAAATGCCGCCTGAAATGGGTATGATTCCACCTGAATCGGCTGAAATGCCGCCAGAAATGATGAATATGCCGCCCCAGGAGCCAATGGTATGAACGCCGCAGACTTTGTAGGTACGCTGTTTTTAGGCCGCGATGTGGCTCATTCAGTGCATCTGAACACCCGCAGCTACGCCAAACACAAGGCGCTGCAAAAGTTTTACGACGGCATCATTGACCTAGCGGACACGTTTGCGGAAGCTTATCAAGGCAAATACGGTCTGATTGGCCCCGTTTCGCTGCAGTCTGCAAAGAAGCAGGGCAACATTGTTGAGTTTTTAGAAAACCAGCTAGACGAAATACATTCTGTACGCTACAAGGTTGTCGATAAGGAATGCACCGCAATCCACAACATTATCGATGAAATTGAAGCGCTGTACATGTCAACGCTCTATAAATTGAAGTTTCTTGCTTGAGGTAAAACATGGCAAATTACACCTATATCACGGCCACGGCCAACATTAAACCTGCCGCAGGCAAACTGAAGGGTATTTTTGTCAGCGCTGCCTCCAGCACACCGACAATTACCGTTTACGACTCCGCTGCAGCAACAACAACCACCACCATTTTAGGCACGTTTACACCTGTTGGAGCAACGTCATATCTGTTGCCGCTTGATGGTGCGTATGCTAAAAATGGTCTTTATGTTGTTATCAGTGGTACAGTAAACGCAACAGTTATTTACGAGTAAATCGAAATACCGTACTGACGCGGTACGTCAGGGATTCTTTAGGAATCGACAATGTCTGATGAAGTACAAAACGAGTTAGCGGAAGTACCCGCGCCAGAACAGGCACCGACGGCAGAGCCTGTAGCTGAAGAAACACATGCGCCGGAGAATGATGAGTCAAAGCCAGCTAAAGTCTTCACACAAGAAGAACTAGACGCTGCCATTGGCAAAAGGCTTGCAAGAGAACAGCGTAAGTGGGAAAGAGAACAGGCACGTCGAGCGCAAGAAGCGCCTGCCGCACCTGCCGAACTCCCACCGGTCGAGAATTTCAATTCTGTTGATGAGTACGCCGACGCATTGGCGGTACGAAAAGCAGAGGAATTGTTGGCCAAACGTGAAGCTGATCGTGAACGCATGAGTGTGATTGAGGCGTATCAAGATCGTGAAGAGGACGCGCGGGCTAAGTATGAGGACTTCGAACAAGTCGCATACAACCCTGCACTGCCGATTACGAACGCGATGGCTGAGACTATTCAATCGTCCGATATTGGCCCCGATCTGGCCTATTACTTGGGTACCCACCCAAATGAAGCCAGCCGGATTTCACGCCTGTCGCCAATTTTGCAGGCTAAAGAGATCGGCAAACTGGAAGCCAAAATTGCTTCAGAACCGGTCTTAAAAAAGACAACTAGCGCCCCACCACCGATAGCGCCTATTAGTGGACGTGGTTCTGGCTCACCGTCTTATGACACGACTGACCCTCGCTCCGTCAAGAGCATGAGTACGTCAGAGTGGATTGAGGCGGATCGCCAGCGCCAGATCAAGAAGTGGGAAGCTCAACGTAATCGCTAACTTTTTTTAGGACATAAATCATGGCAAACTCGATTCTTACCATCGACATGATTACCCGGAAGGCTCTCGAAATTCTTGAGAACAACCTGGTACTCACTCGTAACGTCAATCGTCAGTACGACGACTCTTTCGCCGTTGAAGGCGCAAAAATTGGTTCCACACTGCGTATCCGCCTGCCGGATCGCGCGTTGGTAACCGACGGTGCCGCCCTGCAAGTTCAGGACGACAACGAACAGTTCACCACACTGACTGTTGCTTCGCAAAAGCACATCGGCGTGAACTTTACTTCTGCCGAACTCACCATGCAGTTGGATGACTTCGCAGAGCGTGTTCTGAAGCCTCGTATTTCTCAGCTCGCATCGTCGATCGACGCTGACGTTGCTAACGCATATAAGACCGTTGGTAACTCGGTCGGCACGCCTGGCACCACGCCTTCGACTTCGCTCGTTCTGCTGCAAGCCCAGCAGAAACTGAACGAAAACGCAGCTGTGATGTCACCACGCTACGCAACCGTTAACCCAGCTGCTAACGCTGGTCTGGTTGAAGGCATGAAAGGTCTGTTTAACCCAACCAACACCATCTCCAGCCAGTTCAAGAACGGCATGATGGGCACTGGTGTTCTGGGCTTTGAAGAAGTCAACATGTCTCAGTCGATCAAGCAGCACACCACTGGCTCGCGCGACGCTTCTGCTTCTACTCTGGTCAAGACTCCAGGCGTGACTGATGAAGGCGCGTCCACGATCCTGCTGGAGCAGGGTTCTGTGACAACCACCATCAAAGCTGGCGACGTGTTCACTATCGCTGACAGCTTTGCGGTTAACCCACAGACCCGTGAGTCCACTGGTTCGCTGTTCCAGTTCGTGGCTCTGGCTGACGCCACTGCCGTGGCTGGTACTTGGACTGTGACTGTGGCACCGATGTACTCGGCAAGCCACGCTCTGGCCACCATGACCGCTCTGCCTGCTACCGGTAAAGCCGTCACCTTCTTGGGTGCAGCTAGCAGCCAGTACGCTCAGAACCTTATTTACCATAAGGATGCGATCACTTTCGCTACCGCCGACCTGTTGCTGCCACAAGGCGTCGACATGGCTTCGCGTCAAGTACACAACGGCATCTCGCTGCGTGTTGTTCGTCAGTACGACATCAACAACGACCGTCTGCCTTGCCGTATTGACGTGCTGTACGGCTTTAGCACGATCCGTCCGCAAATGGCTTGCCGCATGTGGGGTTAAGTCTTGGTGGGGGCTTCGGCCCCCATTAACAACATTTTTTAAAGGATATTTATCATGGCTCTTCCTAATGGTGCTGGTGGCTACCAGCTCGGCGATGGCAATACTGGTGAAGCTCAACTGTTTGTTCAGGGCGCGCCAACTGCACTGACCGCAGCTGCAACCGCAACTGCTGCTCAACTTGCAAATGGTCTGTTCACTTTCAACGGCACTGCTGGCAATCTGACTCTGCCAACCGTTGCTGATCTGGAAGCAGGCGTGTCTAGCGCATCTAAAGTTAACGCAGCGTTTGACTTCTTCGTTATCAATATCGATGCTGGTACTGACGACGTAACGGTTGCAACAGCTACTGGCTGGACTCTGGTTGGCACTATGGCAGTGACTGAAAACACTTCAGGTCACTTCCGTGCCCGCAAGACCGGCGACGGTACTTGGACTTGCTACCGCATTTCTTAATGCTATGGGGGCTTCGGCCCCCATTTTTAAAGGATAAATCATGCCAAATACAAAAGCTGTAGGCGTTGCGTTTGAAGACGCGCAACTTGACGGCGCAATTATGGGCAAATCTGGCGGCACCGCTGGTTTTTACGGTACAACCCCCGTAGTTCAAGGCGCTGCCTTGACTACTCAGTTGACCTCAATTACCAGCACTGCACCAGGCACGCTTGATTTTGCAATTCAAGACTTAACTCAGACTACCCCTTTTGGCTTTGCAACCAAAGACGAAGGTAATACTGTTTTGGCTGTAATCGCCAACTTGCAAGCCCGCCTTGCTCAAGTTGAATCGCGTCTTGAAACTGTCGGTTTAATCGCCGCTAATTAAAAGGCGGGGCTTCGGCCCCGTTCTCTCATGCCTATTTATTTACAGCACCCAGTTCACGGCACCAAAGTCGCCACTATGGAGCTAGAAGCCGAATTTGATGAACAAAATGGCTGGCTTCGGTATAATCCCGACACGTCTTCAGCTCCTGAAGCGGCGGCACCAGCCAATGAACTGGAAGTTAAACGTCGTCGTAGCCGCACCACTGTAGAGGCGGCAGCTTAAAGGAGTGTAAATGGCAACCGCCTTCGACCAGATTAAAGCGTCGCTTCGGCTCATAGGCCAGCTGGCTGAAGGTGAAGAGCCCTCCCCGCAGGCAGCACAAGACGCGCTGTCGGCCATGAATCAGATGATTGATTCGTGGAATACTGAGCGCCTAGCCGTGTTTTGCACGGAAGACCAAGTGTTTAACTGGCCACCTGGCGAGATCACCCGCACGCTTGGGCCTAGCGGCAACTTTGTGGGCAACCGCCCCGTTCTGATTGACGACGCAACGTACTTCCGTGACGCTAGCACCAACGTGTCCTACGGCATCAAGCTGATTAACCAGCAGCAGTACAACGGCATTGCAGTCAAGACCGTGACCAGCACTTACCCGCAGGTCATGTTCGTCAACAATACGTTCCCCGACATCACCATGACCATCTATCCGAAGCCTACAAGGCTTTTGGAGTGGCATTTTGTGTCGGTGCAGCAGCTGACTAAACCGGCAACGCTGAACACCACCTTGTCGTTCCCGCCAGGCTATCTGCGGGCGTTCAAGTACAACTTGGCGATGGAAATTGCCAACGAGTTTGGTGTTGAGCCTATGCCGCAAGTCACTCGGATTGCCATGACGTCCAAACGCAATCTCAAACGCATCAACAACCCAGACGACGTGATGTCGATGCCTTACGCGATCGTGGCCAGCAGACAGCGGTATAACATTTTTGCAGGCAACTACTAAGTATGTTTAATATTATCGTACCTGCCATACGGGCCGCTTCGGCTGCCTTTGGGCAAATGTTTGCGTTCTTCAGCGTAAATAGCGTGCGCGTGCTGAATATTTTGCTGGTGGGTTA